TTCCTTGCGGTTCTTGAGAAGGAGCTCAACGAACTTATGCAGGTCGCTGTCGGGCTTAAGCCGCTTCAGGATGGCTTCGAGATGGTCCTTATCAGTTGATCCAGTCCTGATACCGTTATCAGCGAAAAACTCCGTGAGCTGTTTAGGCGAATTCGGATTGATTCCGCCTCGCTTGTCATAACTACGGTCGCCAATGAGAGTGTTGAGCTCGTTTCGACGATCATCAATGGACTCGAGGTACTGCGCCTCAAGCTGAAGTGAGTACTCCTTATCGATGTGAATTCCGTTGAGTTCCAGAAACTTGAGTTCATTAGCTGCTGCGACAAGGAAGTCGTGAAGGTCGCGGAGCGTTGCACCTGGTACGTCAGGAAGGAAGGAAGGCTGAGTGTTCCTTTCCCTGAGGAGCTCTTCCTCGAAATACTCCTTGAGGTCCCAAGTAACGGCACAGTCGTAGGCGTTGTACTTGTACAGGATCGGTCGAGGGATAACGGCATAGTTCTTCCCCGGTCCAAGGTACTTCGCGATCTCGTGTTCCCACTTGGGAGTGCCAAGAATCTCAACGCCCAGGTCCTTCAGACTGTGGTATCCTGGCCTCTCATCGATACAGTAATGTGCCAGCATCGTGTCGAAATACAGGCGCACATCTCCGAGCGTAGGGTACAATCCTGCGAGGTCGAATTTACCGTTGTGAGCAGTAATCCGAACCTTGGCAAAAAGCTTCCTCAGTGCATCCCGTACGCTCTCAAAGCGGTAAGCGTTCTCACCAATGACGAGGACCTTACCCTTGGCGTAGCAGATGCCGACGGAGAGCATCTGGTATCGGTTGGGGTGGTCGAAGCTGTTGTCTTTGTCGATTCCACACTCGATGTCGACAACAACTTCATCAGTTCTATGCCTGACTTCTTCGATGCAGGCATGACTGAACTCCTCCTCATCTGCTACAACGTACTGAGGGGGATTCCATGGTTGCATTTGTCGCACAAGTTTGCCCACGTCGTTGACCAACGACGGGAAGGCATCTCCGTTGCGGAGGCAGAATGCTGGGTGAAACGTAGCGACAACTTCTGCCCCCGCCACCGTGGGACTCGGCTTTGGTGGACCAACTCGGAGAGAAGTGATCCCCTGACTCGTGTTGAGCACGACCTGAGCTGCGGTGTTTCCCAGTACCAGTACCTGCCGAGAGTCTTCGAGCTCAGCCATGAGTCGAGGTCGACAACACTCCACCGCTCGCTTGGAAGGGGTAGCGTTGTCAGTGGGGCGGCATGAAGTAGCATTCGTGAGTAGAGTATTCCGTCGACTAATGTCGTAGTAATCAAGGACGCGGTTAAGGAGCTTACCGCTGGGTCCCACGAAAGGAACTCCTCCACGGGCCTCCTGGAGTCCTGGAGCTTCTCCCACGATGGCGATACCATTGGATTCCTCCGGAATAGAAGACGGGACATAGCGACCTTCCTGACGAAGGTCGCAGTCCTCGCACCTCGCTAGAGGATGACGACGGTCAGGCATTCGTCCATGCCTTCAGGAGCTGGATGTTGTAGTCGAGTGCCTGTGTAGTAGGCAGGTTGATCTCGAAGTAGTACTCGGGCCGCCCACAGTGCTGACCTTCGAGCATGCTCTTGGCGCCCCAGGCATAGTTGAATGGAGCAGACGTATCCACTCCTCGAACACCGGCGATGGCGAAGTCGGTTGCATGAGTTCGCAACTCCTTGATGTACGAAGGGTTCGTACCCAACAGGTGTACCTGGTAGCCTGGGTAGTTGCCTCGAATATACGAAGCCAGTTGGGCTCGGATATCCTTGGTATTGGTTGTATGGATCAGGTGTCGAGGGATGCCGAGGACCGTGATGTTCCCGTGGTCGCTGTAGTACGCTTCCACACAGGCACAGCATTCATCGAGTGACTGGCCCTGAACGACGCCCATGTACTTGAAGCGGTGATCGACTCCGTACTGGAAGAACTCCTTGGCCAGCTTGAGCGTTGCGTACATGTCACCGAGAACGTCTGGCACAACGATCTCGTTGACCATCAAGCCTAGGGCCATCGAACGCAGTTCACCTGGTGACAGAAGCTGGCCCTCAGCTGCCCCGTTGTCCATGATCAGGTAGTCACCATTGCGTCGAGCGGTGATGTAGGCTTCCTGGTAAGCCTTGTTCGACAGGTGCTCCGGAAGAACCAGCTGGTAGTTGGTTCTGTAAATGGAACTTATCTGACTGTACGGTGGAATCAAAGCGAGCTTCATGTCAGCCTCCGTAGGGCCTAAACCCGTGTTGTGCTCGGTCCTCGGCCATCGGGTCTGCTTGCGGCATCTGCTTAAGTTCCTTCTGAAGCTTCCACTGCTGGTACTCCTGGTAGTCTTCGGCTACCTGGAGCTGCACGAGACGGAGCTTGATGTAGGCGTAGCGTGCGTAGTTGGCCAGGTCGAGGACCTCTTGCATCGCCTCTTCGAACATGTCCTTGTTGAAGAAGGCAAATGGGCCGTACTTCTCAGCACCCACCTTGTGGCGGTCGATCGTACGCTGTTCGAACTCAGCCGACAGTGATTCGACTAGCTGAGCAAGATCCGTCTCGCTGATCTTGACCTTCGACTCGTCAGTCATCAGAACCTCTCCTGGTTGAACTTCTGCTTGTCCGTGTATCGCTTGCCCAGATTCATCTTGAGGATGGCCACGACGTTGAGCAGGTAGATGAAGACGTCGGCGACCTCGTCTTCCAGGTCGCGGCGGACAGCGGGGTCGGTGACGTCCAAGCTTCGACGTTGGATCTTCTTGACCAGGTTGGCCAGCTCACCAACTTCTCCTGCCAAAGCGAGCACGTGATGGTCGAGACGGTCGGCTGTGTCAGGGAACCAGCGCTGCGAGGCCTGGTGACTGTCCCTTGCGAGAAAGCGAAGTACCATCTCCACAGTACCTTCGCGTTCCTTGTCCAGAAACGTTTCGCGCACGTCTTCGGGGGTGGGGTGCTCAGCCATTTCGGATCCACTCCAGGAACTCAGCCTTTGCAGTACGACTGTGATCTGCAAAGACACCGGACATCTCGGATGTAGTCGTGATAACGCCAGGTACCTTGGCACCTCGCATTGCCATGCACATATGCTCGGCCTTCATGACGACGGCCATACCCTTAGGGTCGAGAACTGCTGCGAGGAAGTTGTGCACTTCAGAGGTCAGGTCCTCCTGCACGTGGAACCCCTTGGCAACGAATTCCACAGCGCGGGCGAACTTGGAGAGGCCGGCAATCCTCTCGTCAGGAACGTAGCCGACCCAAGCGTTGCCATGGAACGGGAGAACATGATGTGCGCAGAGGGTGTAGAAGGGAATCGGACCGATCGTGATCATGTTCTGCGACTTGGCAGCGAAGGTAGTGAACTTGAACTGCTCGGGATGCGTCAGCTCCCTCATCGCCTCGGCCAGACGACGAGGCGTGTCCCTGTGGTGTTCCTTAGTCAAGTCCACGCCCAGGCTGCGCAGGAAAGAAGCTGCCTGCTGGATCGGATCCTCCAGCCAATGCTTCTGCGCCTCCGTACTGGAGCGCAGCAAGTTGTCTGCGTTCACAGCGTCACGAAACCGATGACCGATCGGAGTTGCCTTGATCGGCTCAGGGTTGACGTAGTCAGCCATTCTTGACCTCTGCATCCTGGTTGTACGGAACAGCTTGCGTATAGGTAGCGAAGTTAACTGCGGTCTCCTGTACCTCCACTCCAACGATCCAAACGTTGTTGTCAGGCTTCTCGTTGAAGAGCTCCTGGATCTTGAAGCACAGCATCTCGGCTACAGCTTCCACAGTGGGCCAAGGGCGCTGTTTGTATCCAGGGACGTTCTCGTAGTTGTCGTCGCCTTCGGAGTTAGTTCCAGTACCAAAGACGAAAATCTTGCAGCCATCGTTCCAGATGTCGTCGATCAGACTGTCGTCGTGACCGATCATCATGCCGTGATCGAGGTACATGTCGATCCACTGCCTGATGACCTTCTTGACCGAGGCGTAGTCCATCGAGATGCCGTTCTCGTCGACACCACCCTCGAGGCCTACACGCACTAGATGAAACTTGGCCTTCCATGAATGTCCGTGGATGTTTTTACACTTGCCACCCAGGAAAGGCAACCTGTGTGCAGTCTCGAAGTTATGTTCTACAGCTATGGTTGCCTGACCCTGCATCTACAAGTCTCCTTAAGTCTAATCAAGATCAACTTCTACCTATGGCTTTGTATTAAGCACTTGGACAAAAGCTGTCTATTGAAAGTCTAGCTATGGACAAGGCGTGGACAAATAGCTCTTGAGCTCTTACTATTTGTCCACGCTCTGTCACAGGATCAGCCCCAGGATGCCTGGTAGTCCTGATCGACCCACTTGGACATCAGGGGGTTCGAGAGAGTCGAGATGAGCAGCCAGTCGGTAGGCTCCAGCAGCAGGGTCATCTGGTAGGGTCGCCGGATGTAGATGCTGCCCGTGGTCGGGCCGTCGACTGCAACCTGCTCGCCAGGATACTGGCCAGAGGTCTCAGGGACAAGACCGAGCCAGCTCTGGAAGTCACTCAGGTTGCTTCCAGTGTTCTGCATGGCCTTCGAGACAGCCGGCTTCTGCGTAACGGTTAACGGACCAGGCATCAGTGAACCTCCTCGGGGTCGACGATCGGATACCGTGCCGGGTTCAGATCCGCGTAGATTCCCGGCGGCGGATACGTTCCCGGGTTCTTCCTCGTGAAGCTCTTCGCGTAGTCCAGAGCCTCTTCGAACGTGCACGACAGTCCACCTTCGCGTGCGTAGTGTCCGCCGACACCTGTACCTTCGTACTCGGTCGGGTCAGGCTGCTGAGCGAGGAAGAACGCTTCCTTGCGCTCGACGCACGTGCCACACTTACCACAGTGCAGCTCGCCACCCTTGTAGCAGCTCCACGTCTTGGAGAAGTCGATTCCGTACCGCAGACCGTTGAGGACGATGGTCTGCTTTGGAACGTGGAGCCAGGGAGTGAAGAGCTGGAACTGCTGGTGAATGAAACCCTCGTTGGCGATCTTGAGGGTGGCCTCCAGGCTCTGGATGAAGGCCTCACGACAGTCCGGGTAGATGTGATGGTCACCTGCGTGGACACCCAGACCCAGGAGCCAACCGCCTTCACTGATACAGGCTGCTGCAGCGATGCTGGCCATGATCATGTTGCGGTTGGGAACGACCGTCTGCTTCATGCTCTCGGACTCGTAGTGACCCTCGGGCACGTCACGGTTACCCACCAGAGCTGACTTCGTCAGCAGCTGAGTGACACTGGTCAGGTCGATGACCTTCCAGTCCAGCCCGCCGAGCCTGTCGACGTGGAACTGAACGTAGTCGAGCTCCTTCTTGTGCTTCTGTCCGTAGTTGTAGGACAACACCTTCACATCAGGGTCGATGTCACAGAGATGATACAGCATCGCAACGCTGTCCATCCCACCGCTCACTACTGCGACGTTCGTCAAGCTGATGGCACCTTCTTCTTTTTCTTTTCGGTAGGAAAGTAACGTTCACCTTTTCCTACCTTGTGCATTTGGATTAGGCCACGCTGCATAAGCGTCTGGAAGATGTTGCCTGCGTTGTTCGAATGCAGATGGTATGCCTGCATCAACCTGGAACGTGAGATACCTGGGTTCGCTTCGATTGCACCCAGTACCTTTTCCAGCTCACGTTCGTTGGTAGTAGTGCCGATTCCGTTGACCACCTGATTAGTGTAGTCACGCCACTGTTCCACAAACTTAATTGCGTACAGCATGTCAATGAGTTCCACTTCGATGGTCTGACCAGACTCTACCAACTTCCGACTTGCAGCTGCGAGTACAGCAGCCTTGAGTCCCGACTTACAAAGTCGGTCGTACGTAGGTGTCATGATCTCAGGCTGCAAGGCCTTGAGACCTGCCTTCATCATGTCCTGTTCCAGCTGATTGTAACGCGCCCATGCATCAGGCGTCAGCTGTGCAGTCCATGTTTGCGGACCGGAATAAACGATCCTGCTACCATCTCGCTTCAGCGTCGGCTCAGAGTAGTAGTGTTCACGCATCCGCTTCATGGCACCAAGGATCAGATCCCGCCCTGTGGTGTCCTTGCTAGTCGGCGGCCCCAGCGGTTGGACACGTGTCACATCTGATTCGGCGGTGATAAACACAAAGCGGGGGATGAACCCTGAGCTGACATGTTCAGTTGTCAGAAGGCTGCAGATCTTGTTACGAATACCACCTGCAAACAGAATTAGTACAGGATCCTTAACCTCGATTGTTTCCTTCTTCAGGATCCTCTTTTGCATCTTACCATCGTACAGCTTGGTAAGAGTCTCT